AATCCAGGATATGCATTTTCAAATGGAACTACTTGGAAGCAAATGGCTGCTCCAACAACTGACATTGCAACATCGTAATAAATAATATCGTGGGCCTTCGGGCCCACACAATTTTAATAGGAGAAAAATTATGGCAGCTAAAGGTGATGTAAAAGCAGTTCAGATTACAACAGCCGCTCAAGTTTTTGCAGGTAGAACAAGATTGAGAGGAATTATTCTTTCTAATGTAACTACTACAACTACTACTGGATCTGTAACACTACAAGATGAATCTGGAACTCAGTTCACAGCAGAAGTTCCTCCAGGAGATGTATTTTCATTTAATCTTCCTGAAGATGGAATTTTATTTAAAGGTGGAATGACTTGCAGTGCAATAACAAGTGCTAAAGCAACTGTATTGATTGACAAATAGGAGGTTAATTAATGGCTACCTCTGGAACAACAACTTTTGAATCAGGTTTTTATATTGATGATATAATTACTGAAGCTTATGAAAGATTAGGCAGATTTGATTATTCTGGTAATGATATAAAAACAGCAAGACGTTCTTTAAACATTATGTTTCAAGAATGGGCTAATAGAGGTTTGCACTATTGGGAAGTTGGTAATAATTCAATCACATTAGTTAATGGTCAATCAGAATACACAATGTATCGATCAACAGCTGATGGAACATCTTCTGCAACTGCAATTTATGGTGTAGATGATGTATTAGAAGCAGTATATAGAAACTCATCTTCTGTTGATTTTCCTTTAACAAAAATTAATCGATCAGCATATCAAGGTCTATCTAATAAAACAGATACAGGAACTCCTACACAATATTTTGTACAAAGATTTATTGATAAAGTAACTATCACTTTATATTTAACTCCCGGAAGCACTGAAGCCGGAAACTTTATTAATTACTACTATGTAAAAAGAATCCAGGATGCCGGAGCCTATACAAATAATGCAGATGTACCTTATAGATTTGTACCTTGCATGGTATCAGGACTTGCATATTATTTATCACAAAAATTTAAACCAGAACTTACACAACAAATGAAATTATTATACGAAGATGAATTACAAAGAGCTTTACAAGAAGATGGTTCATCATCTAGTTCATTTATAACCCCAAAGAGTTATTATCCAAATGTCTAATTTATCAAAAGGAAAATATGCACAATTCATTTCTGATAGAAGTGGTTTAGCATTTCCTTACAAAGAAATGGTAATTGAATGGAATGGATCAAGAGTTCATATTTCTGAATACGAAGCAAAGCATCCACAATTAGAACCTAAACCTCATACAGCAGATTCACAAGGTTTACAAAATGCAAGACCAGCAAGAACAGAACCTGCTGTTTTAATTTTATTAAATTCAAATCCATTTGAAACTATAATTTATGGTGGCACTACTTATGTTAATGTTTATGAACCTTACCATGAAAGAACTGCAGGAAGTATTGTTCGATTTAGAGGACCTAGTAATGCAACTGGATTTCAAAATGTTCCAAGTTTTAATAACGTAACAGATATTAGTAATTCAAACGGTTTTACCATTACACTTGGCAAAATAAATTCTAGTGGTAATGTATCAAATACAACAAATTATTATTACTTTACTAGCACAAGTAATGCTACAACAAGTGGTATCAGTGGAGGAGGAGATAATTGTACATCGGGTCCGGTGACATTATCAGCTTAATATGACATACGCAGAACTAGTACAAAAGATTAGAGATTATACAGAAGTAGATTCAAATGTATTAACATCTACAATTGTAAATGGGTTTATTGAAAATGCAGAGTTTAGAATATTTAGAGATGTGGATTCTGATAACAATAGAAGATATGCTACAACTAATTTAATTGCTTCACAAAGATACATTGATATTCCAAATAATTTATTAGTAGTTCGATCAGCTCAAATTGTAAATGGTGGCTCAGGTTCTACTAGAAATTTTTTAGAATATAGAGATACTAGTTTTATGTCTGAATATAACTCTACGGGAACTACTGGAGAGCCAAAATACTATGGGATGTGGGATAAGGATACCATTGTTTTAGCTCCTACACCAGATTCTGCTTATGAAATTCAATTAAATTATATCTTGAAAGATGAAGGTTTATCGAGTACAAATACACAAACATACCTAAGTAAGTATTTTCCCAACGGACTTTTGTATGCATGTTTAGTTGAAGCTTATAGCTTCTTAAAGGGGCCAAATGATCTCTTGCAATTATACGAAGGAAAGTATAAACAAGTGGTTGAAGGCTTCTCAATTGAACAAATGGGAAGACGAAGACGGGATGAATATCAATCTGGTGTTCCTCGTGTCGGCGGAAAATAATAAGGAGATAAACTATGGCTATAACACAAGCAATTGCAAATGCGTTTAAAAAACAATTACTAGAAGGTGATCACAATTTCGCTTTCGGTGGTGATAAGTTTAAACTAGCTCTTTATACTTCTTCGGCTACTCTAAACTCAGCGACTACTGCTTACGCAGCAACTAACGAAGTTGGTAACAGTGGATCTTACGCTGCTGGTGGTGGAGCATTGGTACAACCAAATCCAAGTACATCGGTTGCATCAGGTGTTGCTATTGTTGATTTTAATGATTTATCATTTACATCAGCAACAATCACTGCAAGAGGAGCTTTAATCTATAACACATCTTCAGCTACAACTAATGCAGCTGTTGCAGTTTTAGATTTTGGAAGTGATAAATCTAGTACATCAGGAACTTTTACAGTTGTTTTCCCAGCATTTACAACTTCTGCAGCTATACTAAGAATCTCAGGATAATTTTTCAGAGATTTTTATCTCTGTTAAATACTAAGGAGATTTTTAAATGGCAGGTTGGAATGGTGACTATACCTGGGGTGCAGGCACCTGGGGTATAGGAAGGGTTGATGTATCTGTAAATCTTACTGGACAAGCTCTCACATCAAATTTAGGAAATGAAACTGTTACAGGTACAGGAAATGTAACTTTAACAGGACAGATTCTTAGTGCCAATTTAGGAAATGAAACTGTTACAGGTACAGGAAATGTATCTGTAACAGGACAGATTCTTAGTTCCAATTTAGGAAATGAAACTGTTACAGGTACTGCTAGTGTAAATTTAACAGGACAGATTCTTAGTGCCAATTTAGGAAATGAAACTGTTACAACAGATGTTGATGTAACTTTAACAGGACAGATTCTTAGTGCCAATTTAGGAAATGAAACTGTTACAACTGATGTAAGTACATCAGTTACCGGTCAAGCTTTAATATCAAATTTAGGTAATGAAACTGTTACAACAGATGCAAATGTATCTGTAACAGGTTTATCTTTTACTGCCAATTTAGGAAACGAAACTGTTACAACAGATGTTGATGTATCTGTTAATGGTCAACTACTTTCAATGCAAGAAGGTCTTGCAGGGATAGTTACAGATGTAAATGTTTCATTAAATGGTGAAATCCTTTCAACTAATTTAAACAGTGTAACTGTAGATTTAAATACTCCTGTAAATGTTACAGGTGAAATTCTTACTGCAAATTTAGGAAATGAAACTGTTACAACAGATGTTGATGTATCTGTTAATGGTCAAGCTTTAACATCAAATTTAGGTAATGAAACTGTTACAGGTACTGCTAGTGTAAATTTAACAGGTCAAGCTCTTACAACTAATTTAGATTCTGTTACTATTTTAATCAGTAATGATGTATTCCCAACTGGAGAAGTAATGTCTTCAGCATTGGGTTCTGTATCTATTACTGCTAATGCAGATGTAAATTTAACAGGTCAAGCTTTAACATCAAATTTAGGAAATGAAACTGTTACAGGTACTGCTAGTGTAAATTTAACAGGACAGATTCTTAGTGCCAATTTAGGAAATGAAACTGTTACAGGTACAGGAAATGTAACTTTAACAGGTTTATCTTTTACTGCCAATTTAGGAAACGAAACTGTTACAACAGATGCAAATGTATCTGTAACAGGTCAAGCTTTAACATCAAATTTAGGTAATGAAACTGTTACAACAGATGTTGATGTATCTGTTAATGGTCAACTACTTTCAATGCAAGAAGGTCTTGCAGGGATAGTTACAGATGCAAATGTATCTGTAACAGGTTTATCTTTTACTGCCAATTTAGGAAACGAAACTGTTACAACAGATGCAAATGTATCTGTAACAGGTCAAGCTTTAACATCAAATTTAGGAAATGAAACTGTTACAGGTACTGCTAGTGTAAATTTAACAGGACAGATTCTTAGTACCAATTTAGGAAATGAAACTGTTACAGGTACAGGAAATGTAACTTTAACAGGTTTATCTTTTACTGCCGATTTAGGAAACGAAACTGTTACAACAGATGCAAATGTATCTGTAACAGGTCAAGCTTTAACAGCTACTTTAGGTGATGAATCATCAACAATAGATATTGATGTTAATATCACAGGATCATTACTTTCTATGCAAGAAGGCGATGAATCAATTACCGGCGATGCAAGTGTTACATTAACAGGTCAAGCAATGACAGCTGCTTTAGGCACTGTAGATGTTGCATCTGCGGTTGAATTAACAGGTCTTGCAATGACTATGCAAGAAGGTGATGAAGGAACTACTGGAAATGCTATAGTCAATTTGACTGGATTTAACTTGACAATGGGACAAGGTAGCCTTAAAACTGTTATTTGGAACCCAGTGAATACCGGTACAGCTCCAGTTTGGACTGAAGTTGACACTGCCGCATAAATTTAATATTATGAATTATTTAAGGAATTAAAATATGGCAAATACCACATCAACCACTTTAAAATTAACGGTTCAAGCAACTGGTGAAAACTCAGGAACTTGGGGCCAATTTACAAATACAAATTTACTTATTTTAGAACAAGCTATCGGTGGTTATGATGCCGTTGGTGTTACTTCAGGAGCTACTTTAACTTTTTCAAATGGAGTTTTATCAAATGGTAAAAACCAAGTTTTAAAATTAGTAGGAACAATTACTGGAAACGTAAACGTTACTATTCCAGATGGAATTGAAAAAACTTATATTGTAAACAATGCAACTACTGGAGCACATACTGTTACATTTAAAACAAGTTCAGGATCAGGTGTTACTTGGGGTGCAACAGATAAAACTACAAAAATAGTTTACACAGATGGAACAGACGTTTTAGAAGGAGTTTCTGCAACAAGTCCTGGTGGAACGGATAAACAAATTCAATTTAATGACAATGGTTCTTTTGGTGGAATCACCATGGGAACTGCAGGACAAGTTTTATCTACCGATGGAACTACAGCATCTTTTACAGATCCCGCAGCAGGTGGAGCAGCATGGCAAGCGGTTATTACTGCAGACCCAGCGAACGCGGTTGCAGGTAATGGATATTTTTGTAATACAACAGGCGGAGCCTTTACTGTAACTCTTCCAACTACTGCAACAATTGGAGATTTTATTTCATTCATTGATTACGCAGGAACTTTCGATACAAATAATTTAACAATCGGAAGAAACGGTCACAACATTCAAGGAACAGCTGCAGACTTAACTGTTGGAGTAGAAAGAGCAGGATTCACATTAGTTTATGTTGACTCAACGCAGGGATGGCTGCTACAGAATAATTAGGGAGGTTGAATGACAACCTTTAAAGAAATTCAAGGAAGAAACATTAGAGCGGTTTCAACGGATCCAGCTAATCCTGGTGAAGGAGAAATGTGGTACAATAAAACTATTGGAGTTTTAAAAGGTTATGTTAGTCTTGGTGGTTCTTGGTCATCAGGTGGGAATTTAAATACGGCTAGAGGTTATGGTGGTTCATCAGGAACTCCAACAGCTGCAGTTTATTTTGGAGGAGCCCCTTTAGATACACCTATATCAAATGCTACTGAAAACTATGATGGTTCAACCTGGACAACTAGTGGAGCTTTATCAACAGGAAGATCAGAATTTGGTGGAACAGGAACACAAACCGCAGGTTTAGCAGTTGCTGGTAATACTCCTGGTGGTGGAGGACCTGGATTAAATTTAACTAATGCAGTAGAAGAATACAATGGCTCATCTTGGACAGCTGGTGGAAATTATCCTGTTTCTATA